GGTCGCAGCGCGCCGGGGGCTCTTACGTGTGTTACGAGCGGGGCACAGGGTGGTAAAAACCGACAAAGAGTAATAATTACGCAGGTTTATAATGCGCACTTGTGTTGTCAATAGACGCTATTCCGTATTTGATTATTACGTAGGTAGACCGAGCTGCTTCGGCAATCCCTACACGCATCTTGCTCATCGTAGAGGGCACAATCCAAACTTGATTGTAGTTGCGTCGCGCATCGAAGCAATCAATTGCTATAGAGAGTATTTCTACAACAATATCTATTTACAACAACAAGCCTTATATACATTATACGGCGCTAGACTCGGGTGCTGGTGTGCGCCTTTGCCGTGCCATGCCGACGTTATAGCAGAGTTTGTTAATCTATACTATGGAGAATGGCCATGGTAGATTCGTGGATGTCGGCTAGAAAGCTAGCAGAGGAATACGGCTTCTCGGTGAACTATATTCGCCAGTTGCATAATAAAGGGCATGTACGTAAACGAACGGTACCCGGCCAGTCGAATAGAGTGGAGTTCAATGCTAGCGACGTAGCGGCTTATAAGGCACAAGAGAAGACAACGGGTAGGCGTGCAACATACCAGACGCGCGATACACAACAAGCGTATGCGACTAGCGCGGGCGTCGCATTAAACACTGTTCAGAAGCGGCGAACACAAGCCGAAGCAGGGGCCCTAGAAGGTACCGCACGGCTACGTAAAGAGAAAGCACAAGCGGAAAAGGCCGAACATGATGCGCGCATCAGACGCGTGGAAGCTGATTACAAAGAAGGCTTGTATGTCTTACGCACAGAAGCGCTAGATGTTATAGATCAGATTCGGGCTATCGTTGTCACAGGGTATCACGAGTTGTTGCTGCAAATGCCTGCACAGCTAGCTGATAGAACAGAGCAAGAGATTCGCACGCTGCTAGCGACTACCATTGAAGACGCGAAACGTAGAATAGCAATTGAGGTTAGCAAGATTGAGTAAAGGACGAACACTATGCGGATACTAGTTGCGTGCGAGTTCTCGGGAATAGTGCGGGATGCCTTTCGAGAATTGGGACATGATGCGTACAGCTGTGACTTAGAAGCGTCTGATAGCTTGTATCACTATCATTGTGATGTACGGGTTATCATAGATAGAGATTGGGACATGATGATAGCTCATCCGCCGTGCACCTATCTAAGTGCAGTAGGGGAACGCTGGATGAAGGACCCTGAGCGACAGCATAAGCGTCTTCAAGCGTTGGACTTTGTGATGTTTCTTTGGAACGCAGGTATAGAAAAGACGGTGATTGAAAATCCTGCCGGGGCTCTAACGAAGCTATGGCGACCCCCGGATCAGTACATTCAACCTAATCGCTTTGGCCATAACTTTACTAAAAGAACGGGGTTATGGTTGAGGGGAGTCCCGTTATTGAAACCAGGGTATCCTCAGAAAATAGACTATGCCTACATGACGAAGCACCGGAGCAAAAAGAAACGGCAGACGTTTTTTCCTGGCGTGGCCGCTGCGATGGCCCGTCAATGGGGGTAGGGCGACATTGAGTACCCACTGGCTAGCAGATAGATTTCTAGACGGGTTCGAAACGCCGGTACTAACAAGTACTGATAGGTGGGCGAATCTATACCGTAGACTGCCACAGCATAACCCCATACCTGGCCAGTGGTCTACTGCGTTCACTGAGTACGTGCGTGAATGGCACTACGTCATGTCCCCGGAGAGCCCGGCTAGACAGGTTACGATATGCGGGCCAGCGCAAGCGGCTAAATCCAGTGGTGCTCTAAATCTGATTGGTCACCGTTGTGACCATCTGCCAACTGGTATATTGATACTTGTCCCCGATGCGGATACTACTCTGTTGAAGTGGCGACGTACAAAGCTAGAGCCTCTATTCCAAGAGTGTCCGACTCTAGAGCGTAAACGAGGTAGAACAGTAGTAGGTAGCGGCAAGAAAGGCAAGGGCTCAGACAATAGAGTATTGATAGAAGTGCCCGGAGGTTTCGTTACACTGCAAGGCAGCAATACGGTTATTCAGGCAGACACTACAAGTATTGTTATTATAGACGACGCAGACAGATGCACGGGGATGGAGGGGGACTTGATACTTATGGCAGAGGGCAGAACAAAGACCTTTAGTTCAGGAAAGGTTATTGTTTTATCAAGCCCATCGTTTTTGGAAACATCTCTAATCTGGCGTGAGTATGAGAAAGGAACACAAAAGAAGTACCATGTTCCTTGCTTACACTGTAACGAGCTACAAGTCTTGCAATTAGCGCATCTATATTATGATAGGGAAAACAAGCGCGTATGCTATACCTGCGCAGCATGCGGTGTTCTGATTGATGAAGCTGAAAAAGCAGAGATGATTAGACGTGGCAAATGGGTTGCGGCTAGGCCACAGATGACTGGTATACATGAGAGTTACCAGTATAGCGGATTGGTGTCACCGTTTGAAACATGGGCAAAAGTATTTCGCATGTACCTAGAAGCGGCACGACAAGCAAAGAAAGGCGATTTCAAAGCTCTACAAGCTTTCAAAAATTTGACTATGGGCGAGCCCTTCAAGAAACCCGTAGGCCGTATTCTGCAGGGGCTAGAAAGACGGATACAAGAAAAGAGAGAAAGCTATAACTTAGCGTCGTTGCCAAAGGGCGTCAATACCTGTTTTGTGGACGTACAGGCTAATAGACTGGAGAGTAGTGTCTATCACTATGCGCCGGATGACACAGCATGGCTATTAGAACATAAGGTTCTGAAAGGGGACACTATGCTAGCTGGCGTGTGGGAAGATCTTTTCGAGTATATGAAAGCTACGCCAATCCATGGTATGGGACTAGATGCTGGGTACCAAGCGACACACGTGATCAATAAGGTGCGCGAGTTGCTGGGGAAAGTGAGACAGCATCGTATTAGATGGATATGGCCGTTGCACGGGAAAGGCACTCCGTTTGGACAACCAGCGAAAGATCTTTGGTCGCGTCGCGTAGAGCCAGGTAGATTAGTAGTTACGAACGTTGACTCTGGAAAAGATTTGATTATGGCACGAGCTGCAATGGACATTACTTTACCAGGCGCTTTACATTTTCCTACATGGTTAAGCAAAGCACAAGTCCAGCAGTTGTGTGCCGAGAGACCTGTAACAATTGAAGACCAGATAACGAAAAGCCAATGGGTTAAGCGAAAAGGATACGATAGAAACGAAATGCTGGATTGTGCAGTAGGCTGCTTAGCTATATGGCAAGGGCTACAGTTGTTAATACCAGGACTAAGGCAGCGGCTACGAAGCACAAAAAGCAAGCGCGCGCAGCCTGCGATGCGCAAACAAACCTGGCTTTGAGTATGCTATGGTAGGGGGATGCCAGGTGACCCAAATCTGCCCCCGCTCACAGAAGCGGAGATAATCGAGGAAATGCTAGACCCTGTTCAATCCGTGCGGAATCAGGGGCATAGCCTGGAGCGCCGACGTCCACAGGACGTTGAGTACGCTCTGAACTTGAGCGATATTCGTGCAGGGCGCAAACTGCAAACTCGAGTCCGGGTGGTTCCAGGGGAGCCCGAACTCTGATAGCTATGTTTCATGTTCATACAGTAGGCCGTCCTGCGTTTGCAGGCGCTTCGCGCAAGTTCGAGCCCGTAACAGGTACAGATAACGCGCGTGCTTCTTTAGACGAATGGAAACCCCTTGTCGATAGAATGGGTTCGCTATGGCGTAACCACCCCTTTGTAGTGCGGGCCCTGAGGCTGTATAGCCGTCATATCATAGGCAACCCTACCCCGTTGTTTAAAGACGCTAGCGACGCGCAACGTTTTCTAGCTTGGTACGATGACGCGGGTTGGGGTCGGCACCATGGAACGTTTGGCCAGATACAGAATATCATGGCGTTAGCGTTTCTGTGTGACGGCGACCACTTTCTCCAATACTTGTTTACGTCGGATGCTAGCCACCCCAACGGACTATTACTGAATCCTATACCTGCATTCGCACTCGACACTAGTCGTGGTGATTATGGCCATGAGATAGAAGACGGGCGCTGGATGGGGGCTTATTTCCGAGACACCCGCATTTCAATCAGAAGCACTTTCGTTACAAAGTTTGTACCGTCTAGCGAACTCGTATGGCTCCGCAATCTTCAGCTACCCAATCAAGTAAGAGCAGTGCCGTGGGGGCATGCAGGTATGGAAGCAAGCGCGCAGTTAGGTAAAGCGCTCAACACGCTAGTCTACCAGTTACGCATCGCGGCATCGATGATGCCTATAATGATAACAGATCAGCCATTGCAAGATGTTGAATTCGGCGATGCTATGGTAACAGACGCATCAGGCAACGTTATACAAAAAGTCGAACCGGGCCTTATAGCGCTAGGGCACGGGATAAAAGACGTCAAGACGGTAACGCCAAATTTACCGAGTAGTTTTGACGCGGAGACTTTTCTAGCGCGTGTAGGAGCCGGACTAGATATCAGCCTGGCATTGTTGACCGGTAGATTTGACAAGACTAACTTTTCAAGTGGCAAGCTAGAAGTCAACATGCTACGCGAGAGTACGGATTTCGTACGAGATATTACGTGGTTGCCAGCGATGCGTAGAATATGGCGCAAGCTAGAAGCCGCGCAACGTTTAGCGGGCGACCCTTACGTTACGCAGCCGGACCACGTTCGTATACCTTTGCCGGTGCTAGACCCCTTGAAAGAAGCAAGGGCCGAACAGATACGTCTCGCGACGAATACCTTATCGCGTAGCGAGCTTATTAAAGCTAGGGGCAGAGACCCTATGCGTGTCTTTGAGGAAATCAAAGACGAACAAACCGATTTGGTCAAAGATGTCACCGCGCTTCTAGGTGGCTCGATAAGCGTAAGCGAGGATTGATGTGATGTCTCGACCCCAAGAACTTACTAATGTAGCACTAGGTTTCAAGCGAGATAGACAGGCAGCTCTGTCATCTATGATATTCCGACGGCAAGAAGATACTGAAGGGGTTACAGCGGTAGACGAGAAGACACGGACAATACCGGGAACGTGGTCGGTAGGCGCAAGAACTGAAGAATGGTCCTGGGAAGTCGGTTGGTTTCTGCTAGAGTTGGATATGTCCCCGGAGGCTGTTAATTTAGACCGGATGGTTGACGCGCCGGTCTTTGAAGACCATTGCTATTCCATGCCGACCTTGATAGGACGTGTAAGGAACCCTACGCTTGAGGACGGAAAAGGTAAGGCGGACTTTGAGCTGGCTTACATCAGTGAAGAAGACAAACGACGCGTCGCTTTGATAGAGGCTAATATATACACAGAGCTGTCGGTCGGACTCACCGTACAGCGTATGGTGCTCGTTGAAGATTCTGAGGATGGACTTCCCGTCTATCGTGCAGTAGAATGGACAGGTTTCGAGGTATCGGTAACTCCGCTACCCGCCGACCCCGACGCGAAATTTAACCGCCATAGAGGCTCGAAGATGGCTCTACCTCCTGAGATAGAAAAAGACGTTAACGCCCTTGTACAGCGTGCTATCGCTGAAGCAATGCCAGCGCCCGATGAGCCCGAAAAGAAGCCCCCGGTGACGCGTGAGCGAGTATCGGCCAGCGCTGTCAAGAGCGCTCGAGAGTTGGGACTCTCGGGAGACGTTATCCTGTCGGTCATCGATAAAGCCGAGACGGCTGATAACCCGGAAAACGAGTTTCACAAACTAGTGCGAGAAGCTCTGGTAGAAAAGCAACGGCCGATAGAGGCAAGTGAGGACCCACTCGCGTCCGAGGGTCTACCACGAATGTACGCCGCTGTCCGCGCGGCGCTGATAGTACGGCATAAACCCGAGTTGCTAGACGACAGCGAAGAGGGTAAACTTGTCAAACAGGTATTCCAGGGCGCACGGGCAAAGCACTTGATACCGATGAAAGTGATGGCCGATAAGATATGCCGTACTGCTGGAGTCGATACCAGTAACTACTACGAACCCGTAGACTTGATGATTGCAGCGGCCGAAACACAGTTGTCGCGCCAACATCTCAGGCGCGACCATAGTAGGGCCGGCAAGGCGGTATATGTCCGTCACGGCGGGGGTGGGGGCGGTCTGGTAACACCGGGCGATGTCAAGTCATTGCTAGCAGATGTTATCCATACAATCGTCGTGATGGCATATAGCCCGGATGATTTGCCGTTCACTAGCATAGCTACGCGCCGCGATGTAATGGATACACACGAACACAATATCGTGTACATCGATGTTGCCGGTTCTCTCCAGAAAAAGATTGTAGCAGGGGGGAAGCTAGAGCGCCTTGTCGTGGTCGAAAGCAAGGGTACATTCGATGCCGAGTTGTACGGCGCGACTCTCGGTATTGATTGGCATTCGCTCATTAATGACCGGTTCGACGCGCTGCTACGACTGCCAGCCCAGATAGGCAACCTGGCGCTATCGGCACAGTGGGATATACTTGCTGATATCATCGACGCTGGCGTGTTCAACAATGGCGACCCAGTATTCACGGAAGCAGCCGGCAACCTTATCAATATTACCGACTTTGCCGGCGGCACGGATGAAGAGGTATACAGAACACCGGCATGGCAAGCCCGCAACTTCCTGCTTAAAAAGAACCCCGCCCGTATTGACAACGATGTCAATCCCGCTGTCAAGCGGGCACGCACACGGCTATTGGCCCCGCGCCGCCTGGTTCATGATATCGACCAGACGCGACGCTTGCAGAAGACGTTTCAGCAGATATCAACACCTGCTAGTCGTGAGGATGCGAATCTCGATTTCGAGCGCATCATCAATAGTGGATTGGTTGAAGTGCTTGGCCTACCAGCAGAGGAACGCTACTATCTCCTGCCAGAAGGCAACACCGAATGGTCGCCGCTAGTTGTCTCGTTTATTTCTGGGCAGGAGATGCGAACAACGCTACACGATACGCCAGTAGATGAAGCCGATGGCTTTGTCACAAAAATACTACATACCTTCGGCGCTGCGTGGGTGAACAATAGCGCCGTCAAGGTGCAACAGACGCCAGCCTGAATACCCGTACCCGTATAGATAGGTGAAGCAATGCAACACTGGAAACGCCATAATGACCAGTTCCCGGTCATCGCGCCATTCGACGTAGTATCCAACCAGCCGTTCAATGTTGGTAGCATATTCGGCTTTGCCATGGACGACGCCAAAGCAGGAGAAGAGGTAGCTATTAAACGCTACGGTGTGTTCGAAACGCGTTTCATCAATCCGCTCGGGCCAGGTACGGAATTCTGGCCGGATGGCACGCCTCTATACTATTGTCCGGTGTCGGGGCGCATATCGGCACAGCCTACAGACTTCTTTATCGGCTACGCCTATCGCGGGCGAGAAGTCGATTCGGAATGGGGCTACGTACTAGTAGACCAGCCGTATAAGGAAGCAGATAATATACAGGGTTTCGCCCTCGCTGGTTCTGCGTGGGCGGACGCCGCCACGGCATACGGCAGCGACCTGGAAGCGCCCGCAGTCACTGATATCGTGCTACGGAAGAAAGAGGATATGAATGTCGGCTTTGCCAAGTCGATTACATATCAGTTCTTTTCTCTGGCGGCAAACGCAGGCGACGGCCTGTTGAGTATCGGGTTCGTCGGTGATGAAGACGCGCTCGTAGCGCCATTCACACAAGCGTCAGTCACGCCCAACGAGGTAGTGATTGTGGACTTGAGTGCACAAGTCATCGATACAGCTGCAGACTTGGTCTTGCGTGTGGACCTATCGACGGGGGCGCCCCAGACCATCACCGACCTGTTCCTGGCTTATCGTATCGACTATGTATGAGATGGGATAGCCACAGGAAGAGGCTGGAACGTAGAGCTGTCGCGCGCGACTTCGCGATAGACTGTACGTATCATCACAACGGCCAGGACTATTCTTTTCGTGCGACACGGCACGAAGGGATAGATTTCGAGCCTATAGACGATACGCTCACCGTTCCAAGCGACGCAACGTTGTTCGAAGTCGAAAAGCGGTGTGCCCCCGTTCCGGTATCAGCTATACGAGTGCGGGGAACTACTGTGCAATCGTTAGCCAGTGACAGTATTACCGTCGTGTCTACGGGCACGCGTTACACTGTTATCGATTTCAAAGACGACGATACGAAAGTCTTTTATCTGGTGGCACCGGAGAAGCTATAGATGGTGCCGGCTATTGCGGATTTCCAGTATTACCTAGCAACAGAGTTGCATATACTGGAGTTGCTGGTACCTGTTCTTGACGCCGTACAGCCGGAAGGGCCGGACTTGCTTACGCGGCGTATGCTAGGCGGGTATACAGATAATATAAAACGTGCTATCGATGTACGCGTAAAGCCGGTATCGATGCGGGGCGCAGCGCGAAGCAGAGGGCGCTTTAAACTAGCACTCGCTATTAGGTGCTACGCGTGTGGGCCGGTGAACGTTGAAGACGTTGTAGACGCAATGATGACAGCATGTCTCGCAATATTGGCAGGACAGAGTTTGCCGTGGTTCGTGACCACAGAGACAGACGCTTCATGGCAATACGAAACGCGCGTAGATGAGGGACAGCCAAAGGCCGTCTTGGTATGGCGAAACACAGCAGATTTCGATGCGACGTGGTCGCTAACATCTGGTGTGAACCCCCAATTAGTGCAACAGCAAAGACGCCAATTCAACCAATTTACTGCGTCGGTGACGTCAAGCACCGAGCCGAAAGTATGGCCCAATCAGTTATATAATCAAGACGGCACAGCTCTAGCATATTATTGGTTTGCGCCTATAGATAGTTTTTTGTCTGTGCGTGTCGCAGGCTCGACGGTGTTGAGCGGCGTGGCGGTTACCGGTACCGGTTCTATCTCTTTTGCCGGGCTAGAGCCTGGCCAATACGAGTTTGTTCTTTTTGACGACGCGGCAACAGAAGCCGCTACTGTGCTCAGTACAAGTCCCCAATGGACTATGCATGAGGTAATAAAAGATGGCCCTAACACCGTCAACTCCAGTCCTTAGAAGCCGTGTAGAGTTTTTACCACCGAGTACAACGGGCGCCCCTAGTTTTCTCGTGTATGGTGGTAAAGGCGCGGGTACTGCTGCAAACGACACACTCTATCAAATCACCGATAGGGCTGCGGGCCTGAATCTATTTAGCACCGGGTTTGTATCGGAGTTCATCCGTGAATGGTATCAGCTCACGCCGACAGCGAATCTGTACGCATACGGGATTGATGACAGTACGTGGGTCGAAAACACGTGGACCCTTACCGTTGCCCTAGTAGCTCCAGCGACCGAAGCGGAAGGTTCTGGATTCCTAGTTCTTCGTAAAGGGGAGGTTGTGATTCCGGTACAAGTCGTACTAGGCGACTCGATAGCCGATATCGTGGCCAAAGCCATAACGGCTATCAATGCTAGCGCAGCCCCTGTTAGCGCAGCTGCAGGTGGCGTAGGGGAAGTAGTTATTACGCACGATTTCGCGGGCGCGTCATATAATCGTTGGCCGGTAAGCGTTCAGCATTTCCTGAACAGGGACGAACCTTTCCCCGCAGGAATTACCGCGTCCATAGTCAACGAGGAAACGGGCGTAGGAGAAGCGACGGCCTTTCCGACGTTGCCAGACGATACGCCAGATTTGTACCTCGTTCTGTCGGACATATACACGTCCGGTCTATATCTCACCAGTTTGAACGATGCCATGCTCGCGCTATGGCAGCGCAACCGGTACCCGCTAGCGACGATGCAAATACACTCTACCAACTTGGCAGAGCTGGCAACCTTGTTCGATAGTCGTAACGACGGTAAGATTGTTGTACGTAGCTCGCTAAACAGCCCTACGCCAGCGGCTGTGTCACTAGCTAGGTTTGCAGCGCGCATCGCGGACCGGGCTACGGAGCAACCGAATCGCAGCTTCATCAACGCATCTCTCGAGATGGTGGCGCCTACGATATCGCTCGACCCGCAAGAGGTACAGAACGTAGGCGTATCTCCTATCAAGTTCGTGGGCATCAACGCGTCTATTGTCTCAACCAATACGTTGCGGCGAAAAAACGATGCAGGCGATTCGGATTTTTCACAGTTCAAGCTCGGTAAAGTAATGACTGCTGCTCAGGTTGCGCGAGAGCTACTAATCGCTATTGCTCCGTTCCACGGTAAAATTAAAGTGCCTGATGAGCAAAGCGTGTCTATAGTCGCTAAAGACGATGTCGTTAAACCGAAGTTCGTACGCTCCGTAGTACGGGATGTTATAACCGCGTCTGCAAACAAAGCATGGCTATCGTTACCAGATTCCAGTGTTCTGGACAAACCCGGTGCAATTCAAGTTCTGGATTTGGTTGAGCTAGGGGAAGACGTCGGGTGGGATATCCAAGTCGCTGCGACGATTGCGCGTGAGGTTGCCGTGTTCGATATCTTGTTCCAAGCCCTATAGGTGATACATGCCCCAGATAACTAACATACGTGGCGGTCACGCGACTGCTACAATCGACGGTATTCCCGACCTGGTATTGGAAGGGGATGTCATCATTGACAACACACGTGCGGCATTAGAGCCAATGGGGAACGCTCACGCAGAGGAACCCCAAATGATTGCCAAGCGCTATACTCCACGGTTCAGTTTCCAATTGGTCAATCCCCGGGACAAGACCATATTCGAAGGGGAAAGGCTACGCAACTTCACAATGCGCTTTGACTTCGATAACGGCGAGACGTTCAAAGCGGCTCATTGTTACGATGTTACGGCGACGCATAAAGTAAATGCGACGCAAGGTACAGTCGAGACAATGACTATTGTCTATAGTCCGTCGGCGTCCAGCTGGGGCTAGATATACGCGTAACAGAACGGGCGTGATATGGCGACTGAAGCCCCTATAGAATTCCCTATTTTTGCCAGAGTACGGCTAGCCGGTGACGAACTGGTTAAGCAGTATCGGCGCACAACGGCGGTTGTAAAGCAGACAACTGCGCGCGCTAGCAAAGAGGTAACGAAGATATGGGATAAGGGGTCGAAAGAAGTCGGACGCCAGATGGTGCAAACGACGGCATCGGCTGTAAAAGCTGCCGTTGAAAAGGCTAGGAAAGCAGCTGAAAAAGCAGAAGCACGGGCGGCACAGGCAGCTGAGAAAGCGAGAAAGAAGGCCGTAGAAGAGGCTGAGAAAGCGGCCGCGGATGCAGACAAGGCAGTAAAGAAGCTAGGCGATAGTCTACTGAGCAGAGCGGACTCTGTGTTCCGTGGCGTATTCGGCTTTATGAAGACGTCTGCGCTCGCTGGCGCAGCTAGCGTAACAGCTCTTGGCGCGTCTGTTATCAGTCTGAACAATGACCTGAACGACACACGGCGCTTTGCTGAGAGCATAAGTATCTCGCCTGTGTTTCTGAGCGGGCTACGGCAGATTGCTAAGTCTAAGGGCATAGAGGATTTACAAGGGGTTAATGAGGCTTTCGAAGAATTGCTATTACGGGTAGAGGAATTGAAAGCAGCAAAGCCGTCTGGCGAGTTGTTTTCTAGTCTAGAGGACATAGGCGCTAAAGACTTCATTAAAGAGCTACAAGCTGCAAAGGGCCCTACTGAGGCAATCAAGCTAGCGCTAGCAGCCATAGCGACAGAGACAGAAGCAGGCAAGCGTATTAAGCTTGCCGATGCGCTATTCGGGGGTAGCAACGCCAGTCTTGCTATCCGTCGAATAGCGGAGACGCGCGAGGGTTTAGACGCGCTGCTTAAAGACATACCAAAGTTTTCGCGAGCAACAGAAGAGCAGTTTCAACAAGTCAAGCGCCTGGATACCGCCAAAGCAAGTTTCAATACAACATTAGCAAAATTGTCAACGCGGTTGCGTTTACAGTTGATACCGGTAGCTACAACAGTCGCTGAAAAAATGGACGCGTGGATACAGCGCAATGAAGACTTGATAGCTCAGAAGCTGGACAGCGTAGTCAAAGATATAGGCGGCGCTGTCCAGTTCTTGTTGTCCCTAGACTGGGCAGGATTCTTTAGCAAAGTTTGGAAAGCGGCCAAGCTAGTAGCGGATACCATAGGCGTGCTAATAGGTTTTGCGCCAACGTTTTTTGCTGCATGGGCAACGATTAAGCTATTTCGTATCTCACGCGGCTTTAACGAGATAAGTGCGTCGATTGCCGACACGACTACTGGCATGGGTAAGCTAGCTCATAAGGGCACAAAAGGACTCGGGCGCTTGTCGGGGGCGTTGGCTAAAGGCGGTGTGCTAGCTACTACGTTCATGGCGTCGTTCGAAGCAGGCCGGGTTATAGGCGAGCTAACAGGTATTCACGATGCTTTGCGTGATGTTAGCGAGCAGACAAAAGAGCTAGAGCGCTTTCGCAAGGCTACACAAGGCGGAACGAGGGCACAAAGGGAAGCGGGAAAAGCTGAGTTCTTTGCGGACAGTGCGAAGCGCGCACAAGAGGAGTTGCCCAAGTTCATAGAGGTACTCACGCGAATATCTAAAGCAGGCGCACTAGGTAATCTGGAGAAAGTTTCAGCGTTAGCAGCTACGGGGTTGTCTCCTGAAAGGTTCGAAGAGCTGCAAGAGAAATTTACTAACAGGACTGGTAAAGGGAAAGGCGCTACTACCAGTGATATTATAAAGGAAGTCGAAGAGAACATTAAGTTCCAAAAGACTTTTGAAGCGCAAAAAACGAAGGAAGCAGAGGATATACGTAAAGCAGAAGAGTTCAGAGTTCAGAACCCCGAAACGGTATCCAGGTTGTCTCTTGCACAAGGTGAAGAGCTGAATAGGATAATGGTTATTCTTACAGAACAGCTAGGGAAAAATGCAGCGGAACTCGCCAAGCAAAACGCGAGACCGGACCGGGGGACTATAGACATCAAAGTACAAGCTGCTTTTGGTACGGACGTCGATGTAGGCGAACGATGACCCTTATTGAAACGCATTATTCCAGTATACTGCCTGCTAGCATAGGCGACTTTCCGTTTTACGTCTCTAAGGGTAGCATGGCGGGTGGCGTAGTGGGAGGCAAAGAGGTAGTGTTGCGTCGGGGGTCGCGGTCAAGACCACAAGTCGGGAAAGTAAAGACGTATCGAATCGACGGTTTTCTGAACGGAGAAGGGGCGATAGCACAAGCGCAACGGATGGCTCTTGCTCTAGATGACACGCGTGACTGGTTACTAACGCATCCGTGGCTTGGCCGCTTTCGTGTACAAGTAGACTCTTATGATATCTCGTTTGACGAAAGCATGTTACTGTTTGCGCGTATATCGTTATCGTGCTCTGCAACTCAATTCGATTTGCGGGGAGAAACGCAGGTAGTTCCAAGTACCCGTGAGGTAGAAGAGGTTACAGCCGTAGCACTGGATAACGGAGTCGAGCAACTGAACGAGAGCGAAGTCGAAGCGCTATCTAATAGTCTTGACGGCGCCGCGCCGTCGGAAGTGTTTCGAGGGGACGTAGTGCCTACAATAGCGACGCCTATCGTAGAGCAGTTGCAGGCCCTTAACGGGGTCCTACAAGCCAGTTTTACAAAAGCTCTCACACTGGCCCAGTGGCAAGATTTCGAGTTAGCGTTTTCGCTAGCGCTTGACGCCGACGAGTTAGTGACGACGATGTTTGACGCTGTGAGTGTGGTGAGCGGTTATCTACGGGTTATCGGTTTTACGCAACCTGTTATCATAGACGGGAATAAAGGCGTAACGGCGTTTACAGCACAACCCTTGTTAGGAACCACAACGATAGATGAAATCTATGACAAGAATCCAGGGTTCGAGTTAGGGTTTCTTTCTGGCGTTTTGCAATCATGAGTGTGGTTATCTCGACAATACCCGGAGGGCGACACGAATGGGGGTTCGAGTCCGTTTCAGTATCGGCATCGCTAGGCAAGCTAGTGCGCACTGTCTTCTTGAAGACATGGGATTATGAGCCAGGGGCGTTGAATAGGCGATGCGAGGTTGTAAGTAACGCAGACATACCAATATTCACTGGCTACCTGTTGGATCTGAAAGGTAACCACACTACAGGCTTTACATATGTCGGCGCGTCTTTAACGCATAACCTAGTGATGAACGACTCTACTAACAGTTTATTGCTGAAGAAGCTGCCAATAGGACAGTTGTTACAAAGTATATGCGCACGCGTAGGCGTCCCCGTGGATTCGTTTGCGACAACGTTTACAGCGCCTGTAGCAAGGTTCCGCGTGAAACGGGGTCAACAGTACGCAAGGGCTTTACAAGATGTTGTACAGACTTATCGTCTAGTGTTGACTGATAACGGTTTCGGCGAAGCGTCCCTGATCTCTATTACAGACGAGAGCGCGGCGCCTGTGCGAACATTCGAAGCTGGTATGGGAGTGATACAGGCTGAGATAGATATGGAAGTCAAAATGACTCAGCTGTATTCTCGTTATTTGGTAAGGGGACAACGCGAGCTGGTAGAGAACGAAGTAGACGAGATAGGTATCGGACTTGTAGCCGGGGGTGTCCGGGGGCTAACTGAACGGGAGACGACCAAAGTGTTTCCCAGCAAAGTAACCTCTACAAAGCTAGATGCTCAGCAGTATGCTGAATGGCAAGCCAAGATGGCATTGTCAAAAGCTTACAGATTGAGCTTCACTATTTCGGATTGGGATAGTGATGTCGGGGACGTGGTAAACGTAATCGATGATGAGAAGGGTATCGACGAAGCGTTTGTGATTGAAAGTGTGCGTTTCACGGATGCACCTAATACGCAGGAGCATAGCGCGCTAGGCTTAACACTTCCAACGGCGTATAGCTTTAGACCGCTGCGTAAGGGTACGACGCAGCGCACCGATACATGGCAAATCAAGAAACGCGCGGCTAGAGGGTTAAAGGTAGCGCTTGACGCAACGTCATCCCCTGGCTCGGCGATAGCCTCGTTATTTGGTAGAGACCCGTGATACAGTTTGGCTATCTAGATAGTTGGCAAGTGGACGCCGCTGGAACTTGGCGGGCGGTAGTGCTTCTAGACGAAGAGCCGCTAGAAGACGTCACGCTCTTGTTTCCTGCATCTCTTGAGCCGCAACTAGCGCGGGGTATGCGAGTGCTAGTGTCGTTTATAGGCGAGAGCAATAGCGATGTTATTGCAATGGTAGTAGGCACGCGTAATAGTAGCGCAGACGCAATCCAGTTACGGGTAGGGGACACCGTTGTTACGGTAGAGGAGACACGGGTTACGGTTTCGGCGGCTGCTATTCTGTTAGGCAGCGATGCGGCCACAGAGCGAGTAGCGTTTCAAAGCGCGCTAGAGCAACTCGCCGATGTATTAGGCACGTGGGTAGTCGCTCCTACCGACGGGGGCGGAGCCCTAAAAACGCTATTGACGGCTCTTATGCAAACAGGCTGGCCCGTAGGAGCAACTAAGACGAAAGCCGAATAATGAGTGATGGCATAGAGATTTCCCTCATCGAACTTTTTGATGACCGTGTACCAGATTCGGTCCTAGAGTACGCGTTTACTCTGTTGACCTGGGCAGGGTTGCAAAGAAGGAACGAATGGGCTTTTGATACAACATACGGGTCTGTGTTATGGACCACAGTGTTTGAAGCAGAAGAGACAGAAAAGACTAGACAAGAGTACCAACGTATCGCACAACTGGTAGGGCTTGATGTTGCTCTAGAAGAAGTCGTAGCATTAAACGTCATAGAGGAGACGGTTTCGATTTCTGTGGAAGGGATAGTTCCAGCGCGTGTTGTGGATACAGCAGTAGCCGTAGGAAGTACGCAGCTATCGGCTCTTGAGCTGTTTACGTTGATTACCGGGGTAGCAGCGACGCATCTATGGGCAGGAGGCGTTAAAGACAAGGGAGCAGTTCCGACTAAGGATTTAGAGCCGAATGGTGATCCTCTCGTTGTGCCTACGGCAAACGTGGGGCTAGTCAATAGCGCGCTTACCAGGGCTGTATTTCGCTTCATTGCTAACGACGCTAGTTCGATGCGTATTGCAAATCCGTTCGGAGCTTTTGCGCCGGGAACTGGGGGCGCGAAATTCTATGGTATGCTGTTCCGTATCACGGGGGATTTATCGGGAGGACCTGAATGGGTATTGATGGGTAATAGAGAAACGGACGGAAGTGAGTTAGGTTGGCTGCTTACCATAACAAGTACAGGCAAGCTCAGGGCGGTCATCAAGGATTCAGGGGCAGTAACGCGCTTGGCAGAAACCGCGAGCGGGGACTATTCTGCGGGCTGGCACGTGGTTCTGTGCGGTTCGCAAGCTGGCGGTCTAACACCGTGGGTAGTCGCAACGGAGCTAGAAGCCGGCTCTAGTGCAGGTATCTCTTTCTCTAGCATTAGTACTCATTATTGGGCCTTAGGAGGGAACGCCCTTCCTACGGCTCCTATCGATATCGTCATGGCGTTTGAAGTACCAGGCAGCGTCGGTGTCGCTGGCACTGCGTTAGCTAGTGCACTATACGCTAGCTTGGCACAAGGGGCATAAAAGATGCTGGGTAAAGTGAATCTCGCGTTGCCTTCATGGCAAGATGTTAGAACAGAGACACGGAACAAGCTCAATAGTGTATTCCTGCAATACGGTTTTGACGCCTATGTTCCACGTGGACCGTTGTACGGATTCGCGACCATGCTAGGGGCCCTACGCTTTCAGCTTATCCGGTACGCGCGTAACTTGGTATCACAGGTGGTCTATTGGGGACAGACCGGAGATAATCTGAGGCGGTCCTTGGAGTTCTATGACGTAGAGATACCAGAAGCTACTAAGGCCGTCGTTGAGATTGTAGTTGCAGGTAGCAACAGCGCGGTTATTCCAGTGGGGCATCCGTGGACCCGACAAGGCGATAGTCTACAATATGTAGTAGCATCTGAGGTTGTCTACGGGGTAGGAACTTCTACCGTATCGGTTTTTATCGAGGCTGCTGAATCAGGTCGGAGTTACAGCACAGAGAGCGGTACAGCGTTTCTTATCGGCGAGTTTATCCCGAACGTCTCTACTGGCGGCACGGCAGTAGAAACGTCGACACCGGGCGCCGATGCGCCAACGGATGAAGAGCTACAGGAGTTACTACGTGCCAGGGTATCACAGAGTATTGGAGCGGGTACGGTACCGGACTACGAGCGCCTTGTTAGGGAACGGGTCAATAACGTGCGTATGCTGTTTATTGAGCACGCTACCAGTATCGTCGAGACTAATAGTTTCGTATACAACCCAAAAGGCTATGGCCCGGGGGCGGTGACTATATACGTAATCTTGGAGAATCCCCCGGCGACACCGCCATGGGTGCTCACGTTTATGACGGTTTCCGAGCGCAACGCGCTCGCTTTGGATTTGAATAGCACAGCGATACGACGAACGAATGACCGGGTGTTTGTCGTGAATCTGGTACCGGCTCCTGTGGATTTTACTATTGCGCTTAACCCCAATAACGGAGACGTACAGGCTGCTGTCGAAGAAGCCATCAATAAGCTTCTAGCTAGTAGCTTCCAGCCAGGGCCGTACACTATTACCCTTGCGGACGTCAACACCGCTATAAACACCGTACCAGGGTTACTAGGGTTCGCTGTCGTAGACATTGCCGTAGCCGGTAATAGCATCGGGCTTACCGATGTCGCAGCGGACCGATTTAGGATCTTGACGCCGGGCGCTTACAGCTGGCAAACTCTACCCTGATGACTGCCGAACTTTGTGAACACGGTGACGTAGCCGAACATTGTATCGAGTGCATGCTCGGTGATGCCGACGCCAAGAGTGAACGCGTGGCGTCCACCGAGGGACAGGACGCCCACTCGAGCGCGTCCGAGGGACAGGACGCCCACTCGAGCGTGTCCGAGGGACAGGACGCCCACTCGAGCGCGTCCGAGGGACAGGACGCCCACTCGAGCGCATCCGAGGGACAGGCCCACTCGAGCGCGTCCGATGGCCGTAAGCTAAAGAAGCGCGTCGGTGGCAAGCGTAGCAAGAGCAAGGTCGGTAGCAAGAGCAAGATCAAGAGCAAGGGCGGTAGCAAGCGGCTATCCCGTGCCCGAGCTACAACGCGTACCCCGATACCGTGGGATATTCCACGCAAAGCAGCGAAGCGTGAGCAAGAGCCTGTAAAGGCTACTTTGCCTATAGTTGCATGGAAACCCGTAGAACAGACAAGACACTCAGGCTAAAGACAAATACATGCAATGGTTCTGGCACCCTAATACGTTAATTCCAGGCAGTCTCTTAGACGGTCCCCCAATATTTGCAGACGGCGGACCAGGGGTTATGCAAGGTGAGCCGGGGTTTGCGAACCCGAATCCTGATAGCGCCCCGTCCTTCTATACTCTCGATTATATCAATCTGCTTTGCGGCGCGCTGCAGCGTTGGATGCTCGAATCGGGGACGCTGCCGTCTACTGATTGGCGAGCGTTCGCGAATACGTATTATCATACGGACTGGACCCCGGACCTGTGGATGAACGATGCCCCGTTAACCGTTAATACCTGGGTGCGTCAAGAGGGTTCGTTTGCGCGGCGTGGACGATATGCGATAGCGCAGTGGGCGCTGGAATGGACTGGGGCCGTAATCGTAGGCGCCCCGGGACCGGTCGGTATAGCGGGGTTACCTCTAGCACCCGCATCCCCAATTGGCTATAGTGGTAATCGTTTGATTAGAGGGTTTAACTATGGCGACCCCGGTACTTCGTTCGGATCGCATGACAATAATCTAACTACAGCTTTGATAGACCTAGATAACTGGAATAGCAATATTCGGCTCTATCTTGTAGACGTGGACGACACTCCACTAGACGCAACCGCGTCGGGTAAGTGGGAAGGACAGATTATCTATCCTATTGCGTCGTTCGATGACATCTCTACGCTAGGCGTAAATACACCGGTTCCGCCCTGATAACATGGCCTTTAACGCTAATTCGTTTCTACTGGATGTTTTGCCTTACGGGCCTATTTGGTCCTCTGCAAAGACTCTAGCATTTATAACAGCGCTAGGCGAGCTGTTTCAGATAGACGTAGAATTCCTTGAAGCTCTGCCCGCAGCCGTAGACCCTCGTACCTGTGGCCTAGCTATCTTACAGCAATGGGCGGAATACTACAAAGTACCGCCCTCTTGCTTTCCCCCTATTGCGGACGAGAACGAATTACGCGCACGCGTTCTAGCACGTATACTGAATCCGTACATCGGTACACCTGATGGTCTACAAATGGCCGTTGATACATGGTTCGAGTTTGTCACTATACGTGACGCGCTCACCGTGCCTTATATCTCACCGATGTTCTTTGCTGGTTTCAGCCTATTGCCTATTGCCACGCTAGAGCAGTATCATAGACAGTCAATTTCGCAACCGTTCAAAATTGTGAACAATAGTGAAGTCGCTGTCCTAGAAGTATACTGGTCACCGAGGCTCGATAACATCGATGTGGTTAAGTGCTTCTTTGAAGAATTCGACCAAGCGCGCAACCGACCCCGTTTTGTTCACCCGTCAATACGAGTCGAGGGTCTTTTCAGCGCCCTATCTACTACGGAGCCAATAGGCTACCAGGGAGTGTTACCCCCAGCTCGCATGAATATCATTCAAAGTGCGGTGCAAATCGGGACCACGTCTTTATATGATTTTGGCGTAGTGCGAGCGGATGAGCTTGTTTCCGGGGGTATACCGGCCGGCACGATGACTGTTCAGATAGAGAGACAGAAACCTGATACAACGTGGGTTGTTGTATTGGAACAAGATGTTCTAGTCTCCTGAGGCATACACAGTGTCAAAATACCATGATCTAGTAAGCGCGGTGTTCTGGGCTAAGGTACGGCGCCAAGAAACCATGAACCGAGTGTTGCGGCCGCTCCCGTTGCACGGGCCTGTAAAACTGCCTATGGTAGTAAAAGAGCCCTGCAAGTTCTGTGGTAAGGCCAAGAATCAGCACACAAAAGAAAAGCACTATTACATAAAAGCCTGCTAATGTCACGTATCGTATTCCCTAAGCCGAATCCATCCGCTATTGTCTTCAGTCCTAGTGCTGTGAAAGAGAGTAAGCTATGCGACCGCAAGCTTGCCATCACACGCAAATTCGGAACACGCTCTTTACCCTTGGCGCGCCAGGACAAGCGTCGCGTCTTTATTCCTGAACTGAATAAACCGTGGCTAGAAACTGGACGGTCACTCCATCAGGAAGCTGAGCATTATTACCGTGGCCTGATACCTGCGCCGTCGTTTATTGACCAGAGTTTTCCGCCTAGAGACGCAGCAGTATTGATAGAAGCGCCCGTTCTGCTGCATCTAGGAAACAACATATGGATGCGCGGCATACTAGACTTGGCCGATGACAAAGGCCCCGTCGATTTCAAATCAACAGGGGCCTTAGGGCGGTACGCAAACGCTAGCACAGATGAGCAAGCGATCTTGTATTCCGCGGCTTGGGCCAGCATGCGGGCTAGTGGCGTTCGGACTGTATCTAGTGTTGCTATTGACGACATCACAGGGAAACGCACGCCAGTTGACATCCGGGTCATAGACAAGTTAGCAATCAAAGAAGACGTGTTTTTTCGGTTTGTCTACTTCACGCGACGGTATCCTCATTCGTCACACGTAGAAGACTTTCTGTTTGCTCCGTCCGATTTACACGCGAAAGCTTATTCCATAGCAATGGATATGCTCGATATGCATACGTTGCTAGAACGTGTCGGACATGCTAAAGAGGCGGCTCCCTACGTCGTGAGCTGCCATGCATATGGCGGTTGCGAGTACGCACACTATTGCGCTTCGTTGAAAGATGTTCCCAGCATAGGCGATTGGTCTTCAATCATGACACACGTAGAGACGGGTTTCAATCCACCCGAAGGATATTCCATGACTAGCACGACACAACTTTATGACGACAGTTTTCTAGCCAGTACCAAGAAGGTCAAAGTAGCCGAACTAGAAGCTATTGCCGCCCGACGGGGCGTTTCCTTAGACGGTTGCAAAAAGAAAGAAGATAAACGAACGCGGGTGTTAGAAGGCTTGTGGCTTGCTTGCTGTGAGCTACTAGCACAAATGCCAGAGCATGAGGACGCCACCGAATCTCGTCGGTTTCTAGTCGCCAAGCACGAGTTTCTGGCTCACGTTAAACCGCCGACAGATGTAACCCGTGAGAGCGCGCTGCTAGAGGGACAGTATCTAGATTCGTTTGCTCTAGATTTGCAGCTCTCTCCTAGACAACAGCGGCAACAAGACGGCCAGCTGTTGACGGAGCCAGACGATTGCTACAGAGACCGGCTCTACAAAGAGCTAGAGAACAAAGGCGTAGACTCTGCATTGCTAGCAAAGCTTGCGGGCACACTGCGCATCGTCGAAGCTTCTACTAGTACTGAGGTTGTGCGCGAAGCGCAGCTAATCAATGACTATGAACAAGGCGCACCCGCGCCGATGGCAAGTTTCCTCGGTGAAACATTGGTATGGTTGGGCTACGACCGTTGTACCAAGTGCGACGATACCGGCTCGTATTCGGTAGACCCGCCAGGCACTACTTTGTTTTGCGAGTGTCCAACAGGGCAAGCGAAGAAAGTAAACCGCTTTGCGCTCACAGACCACACTCACCTACGCGCCAATCACGAAACGCGCCACACCGATCCATGTCTTGTCGTACCCGATACGGACGATATACCGTTCTAGTAGTCGATGACGTATCCGCATCTTGTGACGGTAATGCGGAATCTATATGTCATTGGCTGGCCCAATGACAAGGCTGAGCCCGGCGCGCTAACGTCGATAGAGTCCGCGTTGTTCACCGCTTACCCAACTGAGGCATGCATGCAAGCCTGTTGGGTTGACGGGCCAGACGGACCGTTGCGTGTGTCGTATCGTCTAAAAAAAGACGCACCGTCGCAACTGAACAGCCGTGACTACTTTGTTCGCTTCAATTGCTTATTGTTTGACGTTGACGACCCGGATACGCATAACAAGAATAGTCCACGTTTTAACCGGCCCGCTTTGCGTGAGTGGTTTGCTAACGAGCAAAGTAAGCTAGCACAGCTACCCTATCCATACAACTCATTTGTGTATTACGAGAGCAAACGCGGGTACCGGTTGGTCTACACCCTAGACCGACCCATCGATATTGCAACCTACGTAGGAATAGCGGTCGGTGTTGCGCACGCGCTATACCAGCATGGTATTGATGTTGACAAAGAGTGTTTTGATTGGACGCATCTTTTCCGGCTGCCTTTTGTTAAGGGCAAGTCTCCGTTTATAGAGACGCGTTTCCATCAAACGATTCCAGTCGAAACCCTACCTAGACGGTCGCCAGAGCACGCAGGTACGCGTATTGTTCCGAGTAGCTACGTACCCGGGGAAACAATTACGTCGCATCGCAATAGCGCGCTCACGTCTTTGGCAGGAACGTTAAGAGCGAGAGGGCTCGATTCCGAAGTCATACGTTTTTGTTTGCATGGCGCTCTAGTTACTGGCAAGTGCGGCGATTGGGTCCCGGAGCCAGGGGAAATAGAAAACATTGTCAAGAGCATTACGTCATATGATAGTGGCAAAGCAGTAGTCCTAGACAGAGGTTCCGAGGTAGAGATGGCCAAGTATATAATGGCTACCTATCAAGACGGGGCGTTGCTAGTCTATGCCGACGGTTTCCTATACCGTTACAACTATCAAGACGGAGCCTGGCATGTATTGGACACAGCCGATGTAATACGCTTTATTGCTGGGCATGACGGCATCCTCGTAAAAAGAGGCGTCGATAATGAAGGCTCGGTCAAAACAAAACCTCTGGCTCTATCGCACGGTTCTTGCCAGAGCATCTATAAGCACGTCTGCGTTCAGGTAAGCGAGAAAAAGTTTTTTGCAAAGCGTGCCATAGGTGCCGCGTTTAGTAACGGTTTCGTCAAAGTGTCACGTAACGAAATTGCTATTGTGCCGCATTCCCCAGAGCATCGTGTTACGTTTGCATACGACTTCCCTTTCAACACAAGCGCGTTCCCAGAGCGCTTGATAAGATTCTTCATCTCGCTGCAGAAGACGCAGCAAGAGATGACTCTCTATCGCCAGTTCATAGGAGCCTGTATTCTGGGAATCGCAACTACCTTTCAAGTAGGTTTGATTCTCACCGGGGACGGGGCTAACGGCAAATCAACGTTTCTCAGTCTTGTACGGGCGCTATTCCCCGACGATGTAGTTACCTCCCTTACGCCCCAATCTTTAGAAAGCGAATACCATCGAGCCATGTTAGCAGGGGCGTTATGCAACATCTGCACAGAAGCGCCCGAGACAAGACTCGACGAAACCAGTCCGCTGAAGGCAGCTATTGATGGTAGCTGGGTAACAGCGCGTGTAATCCAGACATCCCCTTTTCAATACCAACCACGCGCAGGGTGGTTAGTCGCAGCTAATAACCTACCGGGCGTTACAGATAAGAGTAAAGGATGGTGGCGCCGCTGGTACGTTCTTCCTTGGGAATACGAGATTCAGGAGCATGAGAAAGAGCCGCATTTGGCAGAAGCGCTCATAGAGGAACGAGAGACAATCGTGTCTTGGGCAGTTGCGTCGGTTGTAGACTTGCTCAATCAACGGGGTTTCGATGAGCCGTTATCATCGGTGACAGCTAAGCAGCAATGGAAGATTGACAACGACCCCGTCCTAGAATTCATTGCCGCTTGTTCCACCCAAGGATTTACCAAGTCCAGTGAGCTATACGCACAATACAGGGCATGGTCGGAAACCCAGCGTAAGAAAGCGCTAAGCCATAGAAAGTTTGGTCTGCGCTTGAAGTACCACAACGTTCCTTGTGCAAGAGACTCTCGCGGCATACACTATCAATTGGAGCATTCGTTATGACGACCAGATGGGAAGAGACCAAAGCTAGGAAACGCGCCAAGAAACGGAGTCGCAGGAAAAAGCGGCGCTCGAGCAAGCTGGCGCCTGTCAAACAAGAGCTCACACAACAACGCAGGGTCCACAGAAAACGTGCCAGGCAAAGACCCGCGCCCCCGTCCAAGCAAAGCGCTGTGTGTGGTTCTGAGCGTCTCCCACAGAAACCGGTCGAGATTCGTCCGCGAGTTCCTAATCCTGCATCACGGCCTACTACCCCGCATGTACCTAGAAGACCAGTGGAACCACGTATACCAGTTCGCCCTCGTATACGCTACCGTCCCGTTCTGCTAAGCATCGTAACCCTTGGATATTGCATATGTCTTCACCTATGCCTCAACTAGGCGTGTACCTGTACCGTGCTGTTACAAAGCAGCGTGTTCGTTTAGCTGATATCGAAATCTACGTCATTCGTGACAACCATGCTTGTGTGTTGCACAAAGTTCTATGCTACTCGGTGTTACAAGTGGCCGAATACCAAGCAGCTATGATTATGCTGTGTGCACACTCCATGCTGTGCAAAGGAACACCGCGCCCTGTAGCAAACGTCACGATGCTCCCGCTCAAAGCAGGCACGAGTATCAACACGAAACTCGGGCACAAATACGAGTTTGTCATATGTCGAAGCAAATAAAGCAGGTACGACTCGGCAAACAGATACTGGGCCATGTCATCGTATCCACTGAACCCTGGACGATGACCGTCTACTCCGAGGCCCCTTTACTACGGGCACAAATTCTTATCATCGCCCTTGCCCTACATGGGCATCAAGTTGACTGGAATGTCGAGTCGTTGGAAAACCCACCTTCGATTACGTTCTTGGATAAGCAAGCAGTGCAGGGTAATCTGTTCATGCGACGCGTTGTACTGGAGATAGAATGATTACTAAGAACCCCTTTCGCCTCTTGAAAACGAACCTGTATGCACTCGAAGGGATGACGCTTGGCATGCTCATTGAGGAGTACCCGTCATTCGAGCCTACGGCAGAAGGCCTCTTCAAATTTCTATGGACGCTCTATAGCGATATGCCCACGACTTGGAGCGAGTTTCAACAGAAGCCAGAAGACCACTCCCCTGCGACGGGTAAATTCGCGATGCACGTGGAGACGCAAACGCCCGTAGTTGTTCTCGACCATTATCGTCGTGTGTCCTATTTACAATGGCATTCACAATGCGAAGAATTCCGAGTAGGGCATCAGACAGCGCCGGGGTTTGCGAAGTGGTATCGTACATTCAAGTTCGTTGCCCCAGAACCCCGCATAGGAGCGCTACTCGACAAGCTATCCCTCCACAGTGACGTGCAGTTCCGCTATACCTGAGATGTCTTCGATAGTTACCATAGACGTAGAAACGTTAAGGATTGTACCAGGGCGGTGTTTTCCGCCCATGGTGTGTTTTCAATACGGCGATGTTGACTATCAGAAGATTAGCAAAGACAGAGCGGAACTGGAACAGCTGATTCTCTGGCTCTATAACACTGGCGGTTGCATAAACGGGCATAACGTTTCATTCGATGTCATAATCATCATGCAAGAGTGCCCACGCTTGATACCTGTCCTATTCGACATGCTCGAACAAGGGCGGGTGATATGCACAGCACAGCATGAGCGCCTATGGCGCATAGCAACCGGACAAAGCTTTGCCTCAAGTGACGGGCTAGCGGCTTTGGTTCTAAAGTACTTCGGTGTAACACTAGATAAGACAGAGCAAACGAAGTTTGAAAAAGTAGCGCACTTGCCTGTCCATCAATGGCCCGAACGTTTCAGACGCTATGGCCGTGCAGACGTTTACTGGCCTGCTAGACTGTTGCAAGATGTTTATCTAGAACGTGCACACAGATACCTGTTGCCTGAAACAACGAACGGCATCGACCATCAAGTACGTACGCAGGTAGCTGGTGATCTAGCGAGCGGTTGGGGCTTTGTTCCTAATCAAGCTGTTTATCGTTCGTTACTAGATGAATGGACAAGTAAGCTTCATTACCATGCTGCATGTCTGGGCAAGCTTGGCTATATCAGGTCGAGTAAAGCGGACTACGTTCTTGACGCCAAAGCCCTAAAAGCCCTGGCTATAAAACATTGCCAGCTACACGGTATACCATTGAAAGAGGGTAAGACGGATTTCGAGATTGGGGCTGAAGTCAAGAACAAGCTGATAGCCAAGAACGATAGTGCGTCCCGTACTATCTATCACTGGAAACAGTTTAGCGCAGCCCGCAAAAACGTAGGTACCTTTATCAAACCAATGGCGTCCGGGGGCCTACCAGTGCACTGCCGATACAACGCAGCAGTGAGTAGTAACCGAACGAGCGCTGATAGCCCGAACGTTCAAAACGAGTCGCACAGGTTCCCCATCAGAAAATGCCTAACAGCGCGTCCTAGCTGGACGTACATTTCGAGAGACTACAAGACCGCTGAGTTGCGCAGTCTTGCGGATGTCTGCTACCGGCATCTAGGGTACAGTAGATTAGGGGATTCGTTAAACGCAGGTAACGACCCTCATGTCGATTTTGCAGGACGAAAATTTGGCTATAGCTATGAACAGGCATCGCGTCTGTACCAAGCTAAAGACGCGCAAATGGTAGGCCAGCGTCAAGCTACCAAGATCTTGAACTTTGGCGTACCTGGTAATCTCGGCGAAGATTCTCTGATAGAACAATGGGCATCAAAGGGTATCGTTGTTTCCCAGCAAATGGCTAAAGCAATGATAGCAGCGTGGCACCGTGCCGTGCCAGAAGTCAAAGAGCTGCAGAGACTAGTAGCCGCGTGGCTGAATAGCCGCGATGGTGTTTGGGTGCATCCTGATACAAAACTCGTGCGTGCGTGGCCGCGTAACGTACCTTCATGGCGACGGCGGAACGCAGCGCAAAACAGCTGTTTTCAAACTCTCACAGCTACGTACGCAAAGGACGCTTGGTTTGAAGCAACCCGTGCATGCTACGATGCTACGCGTAATAGTAGCTTGTTCGGCGCGCGCATACCGTTCATGATTCACGACGACTTGACGCTAGAAAGCCCGACCACCGATGCCCAACAACTAGCGCAGCAAAGCAGCGAACTAGACCGCATAATGGTTGCTCATGCACAACAGACGATACCCACGGTGATAAGTCTCACCGATGCTAATATCGGTACGAGCATGTACAAGCTATGAAAATACGCAAACAATTAGGCAGTCCTTCTGTTCGTGGAATCATTGCAGAAGCTCGCGAACTAGCTAGCGCAGCTAAATCACGGGAATCCGTAAGAAATCCGTGGGGCAGTAAACCTTCGACATCAACAATTGACAAACTCAACCCAGCAAGGAAATAAGCATGACCACTTTCGTAGCAATTGACACAGAGACAACTGGTAGCGACCCCCATAAAAGCTCGCTCATAGAGCTAGCTCTAGTGGACGGCCAGCCAGGGCCGTTTCATACGATGCTGCGCCCGGAAACAATCACGATACCCACTGATGAAAACGCGCTGGCAATCAACAAGATTGACTTGCGCGAGATGGAGACCTGGCCAACCGAGCGTGATGCTATAGAACAAGCGTACCGATGGATCGTAAGCCGGACCACGGCACCCAGGTACCTTGTAGGGTTCAATGTCGGGGTATTTGATTACCAGTTTTTGCCCCAGTCTTTGCGCGCGCTATTCAGTCACCGTGTGGTCAATCTTACGAGCGTGGGGCTGATACGAGGGGAGCCGGCAAAGAGCCGAGACTTGATTGCACGGTATACGTCCGTTGATAGGATGAAGGGATGTCGCGAGAGCAACGGGCATCGTGCATTGGCAGACGCGACGGCTGCATGGCATACGTTCAAAGCTATGAAGCAAGCGCTAGGGCTACGTTCGTGGACAAACTATCGTTGTCTCGACGCACAAGAAACGTGTAGAGGTATGGACAAGGAAGCGTTGCTCGACGAAGTAGCAAAGTACTTTGACCAACGCAGCCAGGCCAAAGAATTATTTCTTCATCTCAACAAAGACGGACTCGCAACACTACTCGAAACACTCAAGCGACGTTAGGAGATCAACATGGGATACATGACAAACGGTTTGACGTTCAACACTTTGCGCGCGGCCAACAAGCATCGCCTACCACAGTTCAAAGATGCACAAGGGCGCATAGCCCATAGCCAGGACGGCTCGGACTGGAGTAATGCGGAATGGCTACAAGCAATGACAGGAGAAGTAGGAGAACTTGCCAATGTACTAAAGAAAGTGCGGCGCGGAGATTTCACACAGCAAGACAAACAACAAGAAATAGCGGATGAGCTTGCTGATATCGCTACGTACCTGGACATTCTAGCTTACCGATTAGGCGTAGACCTGGGGCATGCAGTCATAAACAAATTCAATCGGGTGTCTCAACGCGTTGGAGCCAGCACACGAATTCGAAGTGACGGAAGCGATTACTACATAGAGAAATGAACGAGCTGCAACGCATAGCGAATCTGCCACGTAGCAACTATTCACGCGCGGCATTCGACCGTCTTCTGCTGCCACGTCTAGTGCGCCCGGGTAGCGACTTCACTTTTCGTGAGGTACAAGCTCAAGCGCTATGGGACATCTGGATGTACCGGAGCCTAGCGGGGTATATCCACCTAGGGTGGGGGAAAAGCATCATAGCGTTGCTTGCTGGCAGAGTGCTAAACGCACACAAGACTTTGATATTTAGCAAAGGCGGGGCGCGCTCGGGACCGTGCAAAGCTCTCCAAGACCAATACAAAGAATGGAGGCATCACCTGTATATGCCATCGAGCATGAAGATACAGAGCTATACCAAACTGAGTACACAAGGCTCAACCACCTTGCTCGAAGAGGAGTACGCAAAATGCAGTAATCTCGCCATTGTGCTAGATGAAGCGCACGCGCTACGGTGGACCGGTAGCAGGCCGTCTAGCCGCGCCTATCGTTTTGAGCGATTCGCGCTCGCCTATCCACACGTCCCGATTATCGTACTCACTGCGACACCTGTAGACGAGTCGCTAGCACAGTTCGCACGGATGTCGCGCTACTGCCTATTGTGCCTATCGTCTTTGCCTTACCCTGATAGTAAAGAAGCCGACGCGCTAGGCCGAATTTTTGCGACCGGTGATGCAGCTCCCTATACCGGAGACTGGAATCTGTTTCGCAGCTTGTCATCAGATACCGCGTCGCTCGACCAGAGACGCCAAGACATTGGCCAGTTTTTCATCCGTACCGCGTTCACCCGCGCGGGCACCGTAACAAGGTTTCAAGCTTTCCAAGAAACCCGCCTAGTTGTCCACCATCTCGATGACTTACCGATACCTACTAGATGCGAAGATGCCGTAGCGGCGTTTGACGCTGGCGTTCTGGTACCTACCGGTGAGCCACAATTAACACCTAGCGCAGTCGCGCGTGCACAGCGAAAAGCAATTACTGGTTTCTACTACGAGTGGAAATGGAAAGACGACAACGTCGATTTGCCATGGCTCTATGCTAGACGAGAATGGAGCAAGGCGGTATTAGCCGAACTACGTGATAACCACGCGCCTGGATATGACTCGGAGGCACTCGTGTCTACACGCATAGGGCAGGAGCTAGCAAATACCACGGTAACGAAACGTCTGTCACCGTTACAACAGCATTGGCTAGAATGGCAACAGCAGAAAGCAAAGCTCGCACCAGATATCGAGACTATTTGGCTCGATACCTACCTAGTAGACTATTGCATTCGTCTAGCGCGTGCGTTGAACGCGTTGCTATGGTATAGCTCTAGAGCGTTGCTCCAATACTTACCGCGGCATATAGAAACCATTGCGCCGGGCGAGCCAGTCACTGGCGGTCGCCGTCCGCTCGCAATCAGTTTGAATAGTCACTACGAAGGTATCAATCTGCAAGACCGTTGGCGGGCCATGGTCTATGCAGAAATTCCTGGCAATGCTATCCGCTTTGACCAGTCAATAGGCCGTATCTATCGCAGCGGGCAAAAGCACGACGTTCACGTGTTCGTTCCACAGCATCACGAGTCGTATCTTACACCGCTGGCAAGAGCACGAGAACAAGCTCAATTGCTAGCTACACAACAAGGTTTTGACAACAGTCTGCTATCCGCAGTCCACGTCAAAGAAAGAGCATTTCAATGGTTGAACGCGACGGAACGAAACCTGATAATACCTGGGTAGATGCCAATGAAAAAGACTATGATGCCAGTCCGCAAGTCGGTACATGTACATGCCTGAATGCGGTCACCAGACTGGCTATCTCGTGCACAAACCAAACGCCCCCATAAACACCGTCTGCGCACAACTAGGTTGCAAAGAGCAACGATGCCGTACCTACCATGTTCACACGTTTCGAAATCTCACCTTGCGTAACGCGCTAGCAGCAATGAAAGCGATGCTAGCCTAGCGAGCAGTAGCAAAAGCTTGATGCACGCGCATGATGACAGCGACACGTAAATTTTCGCGTATCACCGTGACCACAATCCCGATGAAGTCGAATCGCTGTGGTATCATTATTCGCTGTGGAATAGTCCATTGTAGCTGCTTACCACGATTTCGACGGCGCCCGGTGCGTTTCCAGACTTGTAGATGCGAACCTTTCTTGACAGTAAAGAACTTACCGTCACGCATTTGCCCAGGCCATCGTTTGCGATTGACCACTTGCTTGATATTACTTCGTACATGGTGCGGTACTGCCTTATGCAATCTCGTAGTCTCGCTCTGGCTACTAATAACGTGGGCTGCCATGTACGAACGGGTAATCGCAATCATGCCGTCCGTGTTTTTTGTAGCACGTACCACACGGACACCCGCTATTGCGTGTCTACGGCGTAGAATAAAAGCTGCCATCATCGCTTGTTGTACAGCAGTACGAGCATCAAATAGCACGTCCGTGATGGCCCCACGCGCGCCGAATAGTACTTGCTTCATGGCGCGTTTGAAGGCATCATCGATGTCGAGCTCAAGTTCCACGGCGGGCATTCTACGGCATCGGTGACAACATGACCATCATTTGTAGCGCTATCGCAGCCGGATTTCTGGCCATCATCATAGGGCTAGCTTTCTGGCTTCACAAACAGATACGGCTACAACGCTACTGGTTGGCCATGTTCTACATCGAGCTTCTTACCAGCGAGGGCTGGTACGCAAATGGCCTTAAAGACTTCGAGGGATTGCACAGCTTTGTAGTACGTAGCTGTCCTATACCTTTACACGTTCTCGATAGCAGCATATCGCACGGTTTGAATGCTGCTATCGAAGCAACCATCAATCGCAAGAAAGCGTCGAGACCGTCTAGACCAAGGAAAAGTTGACAATGCAGAATCCATATTTCCAGAATCAGCAAGGTAACCCCGGTATGCAGGGACAGGGACAGGGGTGGCCGAATACCGGTCAAGGCCAGGGCAACCCCGGTATGCAGGGACAGGGACAGGGGTGGCCGAATACCGGTCAAGGCCAAGGCAACCCCGGTATGCAGGGACAGGGACAGGGGTGGCCGAATACCGGTCAAGGCCAAGGCAACCCCGGTATGCAGGGACAGGCCGGGCAGATGTTGAACGCGCATCTAGGGGGGAGAGACGGATACGACGAGACGCGCGTGTTCTCGCGGCATCCATTCGTTAGTACGTATTGCTTTATCCTCTATCACCTACGCGTTCTCGAAGTAGATGTCATCTACAACGTGCAGGAGTTCAAGGTCATCGTTACCGCGTCGGTGCTGGCGCTGAAGGCGACGCGGCCAAACGCTATCGGCTTACCGGTTGGCAGTCTGGTATGCCTACGCTTCGATTTGAGTAGTACGAATACGACTCTGCCAAAGGGCGTCCGTATGCGCCAGTTCAAGGCGTTCAACGAAGCTATCGGTTTGGCTGAAATGCCCGCTATTGCTGTTGGCGACTTCTACGCAAACCAGAGCGCGCAGTTGCAGGGTCGCGAGCTATATGTCGAGACCATGCCGCACGAGACAAAAGACAGTCGCTTAGTGACCGTCACTACGTACTACGGCATGACACCGGAAACGCAACAACGAATGGCCCAATACCCTGATGCGCAAATAGCCGACCCCAGTATGCAGGGACAAGGACCAGGCTGGTCGAATACCGGTCAAGGCACGCAGGTCAACCCCAGTATGCAAGGGCAGGGACAAGGCTGGTCGAATACCGGTCAAGGCCAGGGCAACCCCAGTATGCAAGGGCAGGGACAAGGCTGGTCGAATACCGGTCAAGGCCAGGGCAACCCCAGTATGCAAGGGCAGGGACAAGGCTGGCCGAATACCGGCAACCCCGGTATGCAAGGGCAGGGACAAGGCTGGTCGAATACCGGTCAAGGCACGCAGGGCAACCCCAGTATGCAAGGGCAGGGACAAGGCTGGTCGAATACCGGTCAAGGCCAGGGCAACCCCG